CGAGCGGTTTCATTTTGGAATCGCAAAATTGTTTTAACATCTACGCCAACGATTAAAGGTGAATCACGAATCGAAGCCGCTTACGAAACGAGTGATCAACGCCGTTATTTCGTTCCTTGCGGAGAGTGCGGCGAATTTCAGACTCTTGATTGGCGAAATGTCGTTTGGCCTAATGGAGAAACCGAAAACGCACGATACCAATGCGGATCTTGTGAATCAAAATGGACCGATATTGAGCGAAGGCGAGCAATCACAAAAGGAGAATGGCGAGCTTCTGAGAATTGTTCAGGGGTGGCGGGCTTTCACCTCTCCGGACTCTATTCGCCATTCGTTACGCTCGGACAAGCCGCAACCGAATTTGTAAACGCGAAAAAGCATCCGGAAATATTAAGAACGTGGGTCAATACCTATTTAAGCGAATCATGGGAGGAAGACTCTGAACAACTGGACACAAACGAACTTGTTGAACGCCGCGAGGCGTATCCTGATCCGATACCGGACGGCGTTCTCGTACTCACCAGCGGCGTCGATGTTCAGGCGGATCGTCTTGAATGCTTGGTTGTGGGCCATTCCCATGCAGACGAATTATATTTTATCGATCAAAAGATTTTCTATGGTTCTCCGGCTAATGACCAAGTATGGGAAGAACTTGCTGATTATTTGCGAGCTTCGTGGACACATCCAAGTGGCAAAGATATGCGCATTATACAAACGCTTATTGATAGCGGTTATGAGACCCAAGCGGTCTATCGATTCTGCAAACGGATGGTCGGTTCAAGAGTTAACGCGTCAAAAGGCGTTGGAGGTACGGGCCGACCTGCGGTCGGACGTCCTTCAAAAGCAAATTCAGCAAATTGCAACGTTTTTCCGGTTGGAACCAACACGCTCAAAGAAGTCCTATTTGCAAGACTGCGAGTCAAAGAACAAGGACCGGCTTACTGGCACATTCCCGACCATTTCGATGAGGAATTCTGCTACCAACTTACGGCTGAAAAAGCCGTTAAAAGATATTCAAAAGGAATTCCGCGAATTGAATATATTAAGCTCCGACCTCGTAACGAAGCGCTTGATTTAGCGGTTTTGAACCTTGCGGCTTTTGCAATGCTGAACGTAAACACGAATGCGGTACAGAAACGATTACAAGATCAGCGAAAACAAGACCCGAAACAGAAAACCAGGACACGAAAGTCCTGGGTTTCTGGGGTGTCACATAAAAGGCGATTTTGAGTAATTTATTCGATTCCACGAATTATCCGACCATCGAGCCGACGCTGGCGCTTTACGATTCTCCAATCGTCGCAGGCGACACCGTGAACTGGAAAAAAACCGGATATGTCGATGATTATCCGTCGAGCGCTTATGCGATGGCCTACAAGGCGACACTAAACGGAGCCGCATCGACGAATTTCACAGTCAGCGGATCGGACTCAAGTGGCGAATGGGTATTTTCAATCGCGCATGGAACGACTGCCAATTTTGTTATCGGCATATATCAGTGGAATCTATACGTCACAAAAAGCGCATCATCGGAACGGATACGCCTTGATTCAGGCGAATGGGAAGTCGTTCAAAACATATCGACCAATACATCGAACGATCCGCAAAGCCATGCGCGGAAGGTATTAACCGCGATTGAAGCAGTTATCGAGGGACGCGCTTCGGTCGATCAATCGAGTTATTCGATTGCAGGGCGAAGCCTTTCGCGCATGAGTATTGATGAGCTTCTACTTTTCCGCGACCGATACAAGGCCGAATGGTTAAAAGAAAAGCGACTTGAACGCGCCAAGAAAGGCAAAGGTCATAACGGGATAATCTTAACGCGCTTCACGAACTAATGGGACTCTTAAACATATTCAAAAAAAAGAAGTCGCGTAAGAAAATAACGCGGGACCAAATGCTCCATCTATCGCGCCAATTCGATTCCGCGAAGTTCGATAATATCTTTGCAGGATGGACCGGGACAAGTGCAACGCCAGACGAAGAATTACGCGGATCGTTATCGACGATGCGAGCGCGTACCAGATCGCTTTGTCAGAATTCCGAATATGCCAAAAAATTTATCAATTTGACTAAGGCAAACGTTATTGGATCGCGTGGTTTCAAGTTCCAGGCGAAGACCAGGAACGAGCAAGGCGCGTTGGACAAACTTGATAATAACTATCTGGAAAGATTGTTTTTTGAATGGTCGAAGAATCCCGAACACGTTTCCATCGATGGGCGTTTAGATTGGATAGGCGTTCAGAATGTAGTCATGGAAACGCTGGCGCGTGACGGCGAGGTATTTATCCGAATGATGAAAGGCGGGGCCGATAACCCTTTCGGCTTTTCGCTTTGGGTCCTTGAAGGCGATTCGATTCCAATCGATAACAATCTAAAGCTCAAAGATGATCAATATATCATCATGGGAATTGAGCAGAACAAATTTGGGAAACCGCTCGCCTACTATCAAGCGATCAAAACGCCAAATCAGCTTTACGATTATTCTTATGACGTAAAAACGGAGCGCGTTCCTGCTTCTGACATGATTCATTTATACATGCAGGAACGACCCTCGCAAAGCCGAGGAATCCCGTGGCTTAATACCGCGATTCGTCCGCTCCAAATGCTGAACGATTACACCGAATCTGAACTCGTTGCATCGCGGATCGGATCATCATCGATGGGCTTTTTCAAATCGCCAGACGGTGCGGGATACGTTGGCGATGGCGAGGACGAAGCAGGAAATCTATTAACAGATTTCCAGCCTGGAACGTTTCAGCAATTACCAAGCGGGATGGAATTTGAAGCATTCGATCCGAAACATCCGACGACCGCATTTTCCGATTTTATCAAAGCAATTCTACGCGGAGCCGCAAACGGATGCGGAGTTTCTTACAACGCACTCGCCAACGATCTTGAAAATGTCAATTACTCATCAATTCGCGCAGGCGTTCAAGAAGATCAAGCGCATTGGAAAACGCTTCAGCAATTTATGATATCGCGCTTTTGTTACCCCGTTTATCGGAACTGGCTGAAAATGGGAATAACAACGGGCCGAATCGATTTACCAATTAGCAAACTTTTTAAGTTCGAAGAAGTCGTTTTTCATGGTCGCGGATGGTCTTACGTCGATCCGCTCAAAGAATTAAAAGCTAAAGAATTAGCGCTTCAAATGGGCGTAACGTCAATCGGTAAGATTACCAGCGAAGCAGGCGAAGAATGGACCGATATCTTCGCGGAACTTGCCGCCGAAAAAGACGTAGCCGAGGGACTTGGTTTGAACTTAACGGGACCAGTAAATCCCGCACCAACGGAAACCATCGAGGTCGAAAATGGAACAAACGAAGAAAATTGAAACGGGTATTTTAACCCGCATCTTAGAAGTCAAAGAATCAAACGCGGACAAGGATTCGCGGACACTAGATATTTCCTTTTCGTCCGAGGCTCCGGTGGAACGGAGTTTCGGCGCGGAAATCTTAGACCACAAACCCGAATCGGTTGACCTGGGAAGGTTAAACAATGCGGCTCCGGTCTTATTTAATCACAACATCGATATCCCTATTGGCGTTGTTGAAAATGCCAGGATTGATGGAAAAGTCGGACGTGCCCAAATTCGATTTGGTAAATCGGAAAAAGCAAATGAGATTTTTCAGGATGTCATGGATGGAATATTACAAAACGTCTCGGTTGGCTACTCAGTTGAACGGATGGAGCAGACTAAAGAAAATCCTCCAGAATATAGAGTAGTTTCATGGATTCCTCATGAATTGTCACTAGTGACGGTCCCGGCCGATAATTCGGTAGGCTTGTTTCGTGACCATGAAACACGGGTTCAAACCGAAATAATCGAATTACCCAAAAAGACAGAAAATAAAATGGAAGTTGAAGTTCAAGAACAAGCGGTAAACACCGCCGCGCTCGAAGCAAAAGTGCGAGCCGACGAATTAAAGCGAGTACGCGAAATCGAAGCTTATGGACGCGAGCATAAAGAGTCCGAGCTTGCTGAAGAATATATCAAAAGCGGTAAATCCGAAGGCGAATTTGCTCAAGCCGTTTTGGAGCGAATCAAGAATCGCCCGAAAGAGCATTTTGATATTGGATTAACCAAAAAGGAAACAGGCGAATTTTCAATGCTTCGCTTGATCAACGCCTTGGCGCGTCCGCATGATCGAAACGCCCAGGATGAAGCATCATTTGAGCTTCAAGCCTGTCAGGCCCAGGAAGGAAAGCAAAAGCGATCTGCTCGCGGCGTTTATATACCAAACGAGGTTTTAAACGAGCGAAGCCTTTCCCGCGCCAGCTACCAAAAGCGTGAACTCCAAGCGGGTTCCGGTGACGGCGCAAACCTCGTTCCGACCATTCTTGATTCCTCAAGTTTTATCGAGTTCCTTGATAATAATATGGTATCGGTCGCAATGGGTGCGCGGGTAATGCGCGGACTTGATGGAATCATCAAGATTCCTCGCAGGGACGCGGCTATTTCTGGCGGATGGTTAGCCGAAAGCGGAGATGCTGGTGACGTAACCCCAAGTTATGACCAAGTAACCATGCAGTTAAAAACGTATGGATTGCGCGTTGATCTCTCACGCCAATTAAGACTCCAAAGTTCGATGGATGTTGAACGCTTGGTACGAGAAGAAATCTCACTCTCAACCGCAATTGCTCTTGATCAGGCCGCATTGAGCGGAACAGGTTCAAGCAATCAGCCAACCGGAATTGCCGCAACAAGCGGAATCGGTTCCGAAACAATCACCGCGAATCAAATTACCTACGCGCAAGCAATTGCGATGCAAGGCGATGTAATGGCGGCAAACGCTTATTTTGGAAAGCTTGGATATGTTATTCATCCAACGCTTGCCGCTGATGCGAAAGCCCGAACCATCGATTCCGGTTCCGGTCGTTTCGTGATGGAAAATAACACCATCGACGGATTCAGAACGCTTGTCAGCGCCCAGGCGACTTATTCCTCGCAGAATAAGGTTTTCTACGGAAATTTCGATGACCTTATGATTGGTTATTGGAGTCCTGGAATTGACGTTAGCGTTCACAAGGAATTTGACGATGGACGCGTCAGATTGATCGTTTTCGTGGATGCCGATATTGCCGTCAGACACGCCGGATCATTCTCTATGACAGTCAACGCTTAATGCTAACCACTAAGAACGCAGGTGGCCTGATTGGGGCCACCAGCGAGACAGGCGGAAAAGTGAAAATAACCATGTTACGCGGAGCATTCATCGCGGGAGAGAATCACCCAGCAGGGGAAACGCTCGAAGTTGATGACCGCATCGCACGCCAACTCATCGGATCGAATAAAGCCGTAGCGGCTGAAGACGCACCGAAAAAGGCGACTAAGAAAAAATAACGATGGGAGTTGAAAGCGCGTCCGATTTATCCGATTTCTTCCTAACCGATGATTTTGGGATCGCGGCAACCTATACGCCCGACGGCGGAAGCGCTTCAACGATCAACGTTTTATTTGATAACCCGTTCTCATCCGTTCCCCTAGACACGGGGGAACGAGATGTAGAATCGAACACGCCAACCGCGCTTGCCGTATCTTCGGACGTTGCAAGCGTGGCGCATGGCGATGTGATCGTAATCAACTCGATTACTTACCACATTGTCGGCGTGCAAAAGGATTCTGGAAGTGGATATCAGGGAACGACCTTATTAATGCTTGAAAAGCAATAATGGCAAATCACTTGAGGCGACAAATTCGCGAGCGCATAGCGACCCGCGTTACATCGCTTTCTACAACCGGATCGAATGTTTTTCAATCGCGAGCCTATCCGATTGAAGAATCAAAGCTTCCTTGTTTGCTGGTTTACGATTCCGAAGAATCCGTCACGCTTCAAGCGATGGGCGGAACTCGCGGAGTCGCATCCGAATTGACGGTAAACATTGAAGGATATTGCCAGGGCGGTGACGGTCAAACCGTCATGAATACGCTCGCGGCAATTCAAAAGGAGGTTCAAATCGCAATGCAGGGCGATATTAATATCAATAATCTTGCGCGTGATTCGTACCTTACCAGCGCTGACGCGTCTATTAACGCGGAAGCGACGAAACCGACGGGATCGGTTCGTTTATCGTATCTCGTCGAATATCAATATTTGGAAAACGCGCCTGACGTAGCCGCGTAGAAAGAAACAAAATGGCCGCAGCCAGTGGAAATGGCGGAGTTCTCCAAACTTCGCCTGACGATTCAACATATTCAGCGATAGCTTCGCTTCAATCATGGACGTTAGAACAAGCGGCGGACACGATTGAAACCAGCGCAATGGGAACCGCGCTGGGTAAAACTTTTATTCCTGGTCAAACATCGTTCTCAGGGAGCGCCGACGCGCTTTGGAACGACGACGATACTTCAATGGAATCAATACAAACCGCACTCGCGGCAGGAGATACGACTTTTTACATTAAGTTGTATCCGGTCGGGACTTCAAGCGGCGATTATTATTCCGGCGCGATTGTTCTAACGGGTTTCTCGATTACGTCTTCCTTGAATAGCCCGATTGGGTTTTCGTTCACGTTCCAGGGAACCGGAGTTCTTACCCTTAACAACGCGTAACGAATGGACGTACTCAAAGCCGCAAAAAATCATTTCAAAGCGAGTCTTTCAGGCGAACTATATTCGCTTGAGGTTCCGCAATGGACTGACGATAGCGGGAAATCAATAACCATTTACTTCCGATCTTCGATGCGCTTATCGCAGAAATCGATTGTTCTTAAGCATTATATGAAAGAGCAATTTGATAAAGCGACCGCATCGCAGATTATATTTCGCGCAAGAGATAAAGACGGGAAGCCGATTTTTCAGATGAATCAGTTAGATCAACTGGTCGATGAAACTGACGGCGAGGTCTTGGAATGGATCTCAAAGCGAATGAATGAAATCTCGCCTTCGATTGACGAGATTGAAAAAAACTAAATAGCGATTCAGAACTGTTTGTTCTCTTCCAATTAGCGGAAGCGCTGAAAAAAACCGTCTCGGAAATCCTGGAG